CATCAGCTCCGGCGGTGTTTTCTTCAATACACCACTTTTCTTGGTTCTCAAGAAGAATGGCGGTATTTAAGCGAGTATGATCGTCTTCAATAGGCTTCACACTATCAGAAGAATATTCAAGAACGGGCGCCCACTTTTCAAGTAGGACATCTGCTCTATCTCTATCGATAAATGATTGTGGTTTATTCATATTAGACGTTTCCTTTCATTTTTACCTCATGGGATCTAGTCCCAAGTTACTCAGGTGGCAAGCACCTCATTGTTCAGGGCTGAAATTATTTGTGTGATCTTTTAAGTTCCTCCAAGTAGGGGTTACGGGTCACTTTTTTCTCCTCTGTAATTGGTTGTACTGGGGCATCTGTTTTAACTTTACGTGTTTTGTATGCCTCTTCTTTAAGAACTGAAAGTCTTTCTTTTTCTTTTCTATCGAACAATTTAGCAGTATAATCAAAATTTTCTTCAATAAACTTTGGAGACTTATCACTTAAAATCTTAAATAAGTACTCCCTCTTTTTACCAACCATTGCGGATGTCTTGTTTTCAAGTATTAAAGTAGATGATTGCTTATTATATGCTTGTTTCAAAAGAGTATTTTCTTTTTCAAACTTATTCACCTTTTCAGTTAACTGATCGATTTGAGTTTTTCCATCCATAACAGCGTCCTTTACAGATTCGCTCATTAAACTAGAATCAACTGCGAGTACTTTTCTTAAATTACTAAGAACCTCTCTAGCAGTTCTATTCTTTGTAGCTTCTTCAATAGCTTCCGTAGGAACAGACTCTTCAATATATTCATCTAAGTAGTCTGAAATGCTCTCAACTAAAGTAGTTTTAAATGTATTAGCTGTTCCCGTAAGTTCCTTTTCATACCTTTTAACAACGTTAATAAGCTTATTAGCATTATTAATATCAACAACTTTAACTACTTTCTTTAGCTTAGTAGTATGATCTTTGTCAATTGCACCTACTAACTCTTGAAGTTTTTCAGCATAAAGTTCATCTTGGCTAGTTAAAGCTGCTTCAATAGATAACTGAATTTTTTCTTCGATAGCAGTTTCAATGGCCTGTACTGACTCTTCGGTCAACACCTCTTCTGCTTGTTCAGGTAGTGCTTTTTCTATATTCATGTTTTAAAAAAGTGGTTTATCGGTAGCGCTGTTGATTTTTTTTGTTAATTTATCTTCAATGACGCTCTTTAAATATTTATGTGCTCTAGCATAATTTTTGCTAGAAAGTTGATGAATAAACTTAGCAATTTTAATTTTTTGTTTAGCCATAATAGTATTTATTATATTGATGTAATAAAGCTAAGGATTCTGTCACGTAAAAAGGCGTCTGCTTCTTTTTTCGGTAACCTTTGTAGTGACTTTTCAAAATTATCGTACACTTCCTCGTACTTATTATCATCAACAAGTACCCATTGTTTAGATTCTAGTATGCCATTTACAAAAGCTTTAGGATAGGAAGGATCGGCTACACAATCAATAGCTACTAATTTCATATTTTTAACAACATTATGTTCATTGCTTTCTTCTAAGGTACCTAAAGCACGGGACGACATGCCAACTTTTACACCATCATTAATTAGCGATCTAACTATCTGACCACACGGTGTAGATAAAACTTTTGACTTTCCATAAAACACATTCCCATCCTGAGTTAACTCGGTTACTATGTGACAGGCTCTTTCAAGGTCAACATCAGCAGTTGTAGGGTGATTAAGCTCACCCATGGCTCGGCCCGGGGTTATCATTTCTTCGTTATAACGCTTGGCTTCCCTTACTAATTCATCTAAAGGGTATAAACGCTTATTACGATTTACACCCTCAGCCATCATATATGGGCCTTTTATATATAAATTTGCCGGAGCATTTCTATCTACTTCTTCTTCAATATATTCGAACTCGTCCTCTATGTCAGGTTTTTCTACAACCAAGTTAAGTTTTAAAGCCATACAATTATTTATTCATTTGGTATTATTAAGCTCTTTTTCCGTTAAAATAATAAAAACGTACCCCTTTTTCTTACCATATTCTTTAGCTGCTTCCCATTTAGCCTGGTTGGTTATATACATTTTTTGTTCATATAGCAAATGTCGGCGCTTCTTGTATTTAGTAGTTGGAAGTTGCGTCTGTTTAAACGGTTTTATTTCAACTAAATATTTTTTAATCTGCTCTCCTTCTCTAATTACTATAAAATTGTCTACAAAGTACCTATGCATTCTATTGTCAACAGGGCTCTTATAAGGAACAACAACGTTCTCACTTCCCCATTCTAAAACATTAGGGTTGTTATCACAGAATCTAAAAAACTTCAACTCTAATCCCGATCTATAAGTAGCAGTACTTCCTATAAATTTATCTTGATGCGTTGGGGTAAATATACCTTGTCGCCACTTTCTCATTACCCTACAAAGAACATAGGAGGTTCTGTATCACCAAAACCAGGTGATGCGCCATCTAATAGTTTAGCCTCTAGTTCTGCTTTTCTAGTTTGTCCTTCTGTTAATAGGTCGTAGTTTAAAGCACCGCCACCTAATAAACTAACGTTACCAAATTTACCCCTTATACGGCCTATAGTTATCATCGATAGAGCTAAACTATATTCATATATCCACTGCTCCATAATTACACTTCTAATTGGCTTTTCTAAGTAACATGCTAATACACCGTAAAATCTATCACCACCCGGTTGCGGATACATTTGCATGTATTGGGTTCGGGGGTCAAATTTTATGTCTCTTCTGGTAGCTAACATTTTTTCACGTGTATCCAGCCATTCTTTAAGTGTATACCATGATACAAGATCAAATCCGTAATTACCTAACGCATAACTAAAATATGTTTGTTGAGCTAAAGTTTGTTCTAATGTAAATAAAGTATTAATTCCGGCTGTTGATCCTTCTTCAAAATCGACAACATCAACTACCTTTCTATAATCCATAACATCGTAATCAAATACATTTTGATATTCTGTAGCATTAGAGGCAGATCCTTCTTTTGTTATAGTGTGCCGCGGGGTTTTGGTAAATAACCCAGTTAGTGATTGACCTATTAAATTACCGGATGTATATTTTAGAGCCGTAATAGTGGATATAAGTGTATGATCAAATAGTTCAAATTCAGCTATACCATTTTCACCGCCAGAGAGTGGAGTGAAGGTACCAGATAAAGAACCGGATAATACTGCAGTGTCTCCTGTGTAAACCGGATACTTAGTTTCATAAAAATTACCAGATAATATTGCAGAAGTACTAACATAAACTGACTCAGGCGTATTGCCTATAAATTCAGGCCCTGGGCCGCGGGGGTTGGTCCCAGCGAGTTTTTCAGCATTTGTATCTAGACCTGTATTTGCTAAAGTATAAAGTAAATCTAATCTTATACCTTTATTAGTTTCATACATGTCAGAATCAAAAATTAAAAACTCTCTAGTAAATCCTGCGTATTTGGTAAAGTATTCTACAGCAATTTGTATGTTTTCTCTAAGTTGATCAGTATGAATCTCTAAACTTATTACTGGATATCCTAATGTTCTCTTTATTCTATCCCCCAGTCTATCATATGTTTCGACCTTTGAATTAAGGTTAGTTGATAAGAACGCAGAAAGAGGTTGAATTGTGCATGCAAGTGCCATAAAATTATTTATTCTGGCATAAATAATAATATGCCAGAAGCTCCAACTAGTAACAGTGATTATAATTATTTTAACAACAACCAGTGTAGGTCGTTCGGAATGGGGTTAGCAGCAACCACGTTAACTAGGCTTTCAGGTACTGATGTTGCAGCTCCGTTTGTTGGTCAGGAGTGTTCGGAAGCTATTATTATAAACTCTACAGGAGGTATACTCTGGTTATATGATAATAATTATTCCCTTGAAGAACACGCATTAAAAATTGTCGATGGGGCCACGTTTACAGTTAGAGGTCTTACAAATGTAAACCAGGTATCAGCATATGCTGAATCCGCTGGTGCAGTATATTACAGGACGCAATACTTTAGCTATAACCCGAGTAGGTAAATTAAGCTATAGGTTCTTCCCCGGCTGGTTCTTCAACTTCAGCTGCTACCTCTACCTCTTCACCACCGACATCAGCTGGGCCTCCGCCAAATTCCGGGATTGCACCGCCACCGACACCGGCTCCCTCGCCACCGACTGCTGCATCAGTCTCTGCTACCTCTCCAGCTACAGCTACTTCTTTCCAGGCAGGGCCAGCAGCTTGAATCTGCCCCAACTCCCACATAAGTTCAGCGTCTTTTCTTAAAAATTCTCTGTTAGCAAGTATATCTCTATCCTTCCACCCGAGGTATTTTTTCTGTGCATATGTCGAAGAAACAAATTCACTCGAAGCTAAATTATTAAAGTTACCAGCTTTAAGCTCAAGCCTTTGATTTTCTCTTAGTTCGTAAAAATTGGTAGGTACATTAAAGTCAACCTCAAAATTCTGTTCGTTGAGTTCTAATTTTTCAAATATACCCATTAGGGTCAGGTGTGTAATATAACCCTTTCTAATACCAGCAGCAAACCTTTGCTGCTGTCTCATTACAAATCTAGCGAACTTAAGCTCTTCTCTTAAAATAGTTGAACCATCTGTAGATGCGCTGTCGTTTGGATCAAGCCTTGTAGAAGGTACTTTAAGAGCTCTATAGAGCTTCTTAATAAAGTACATTAGATCTGATAATTCACCGAGGTTAGCGCCCCCCGCGAGTTGATCAACAGTTGTACCTTCAGAGCCCTGACGTTTTGCAAACCAAAACGCATCTAGCATAGATTGTGGATTGAATTTCTTTACCACATCAGTTTGATCCATATCAAATGTTTTTCTGGACCAGTAGTTTTGAATAAGTTTTTTCAAATAAGCCTCCGCTTTTGGAGGTGGCATATTACCTACATCAACATTAAACACAAGACGCTCCGGAGCTCTTACTAATCTATAAATTACAATTGCATCTTCAATTAAGGATAATTGCCTGTACGGCCTTCTCGCGTTTTCTAGAAACGGAACTACAAAGTTTTTTGTTTCGTTATATACACCAGAGTTAACATACATAATCTGGTTTTGATCCATTGGAATAAATTCAACCCTCTCTACTTTATTTGGCTGAGATTTATTAAAAATAGGCTTTCTATATATAAAGCCTTTAACTAGCATATTTTGTATATTATTATATACTGGGTCGATAATTTCTGCTGGTAGATTAATAACACCTAATACTCCATCCTTTACATACTCCTCATGCACTATCTGCTCGAAATATACTTCTCCCTCGACTAATAATTGTCTAAAGTATTGCCACCCTTTATTTTTTAAATCATAATACTCTACATATCTATGAAATTCTTTGTCAAGCAATTCTTTCTCGTCAACAGTTAAATCAATATCTTTTAATTGCAGCGATGTAATCCATCCGGTTTCGTCCGGATTGATTGTTTCATCACAAATCTCATCTAATGCATCAGCTACTTCAGAATAAGCCGCTATAATGCGATAATCGCGGAGTCTTCCGGCTTTATCTTCTTGAATGTTGGCATACATTACATCACCAAATGATGAATCTTTTGCGAAATCACCAATAGGTATGTTATTATACGGATTAGAGGAAGAGATGGAAGCTTTTGCAAGAGCTTCTGCTCTTCTTACACCGGCCTGTTTAAATATTTTATACTTAGGATTAAGCGCGTCTCCTTCAGGCTCTGCAACATTGGCATAGGGCAACCTATTCTGAATATATTGAATAAGATTTCTACCAAATGTTGAGGCGCGCCCATCGTTGGTTACATGGGAGGAATTTCGCGATGACGATGTTGATGAACCGGTTCCAGGCATTGTATATATTTAGTCTAGATTGAGGATAGAGCTAGTGGCTTGATAAGAGGAAGCCCACCCGGCTTTGTTTGCTGATACAAAGGTAAATTTACCAGATCCGCTTAGGGTTGAAGTAGGTAAAAATATGCTGACTATGCTTTGACTTGCTATACTATAAAGATTGTCATTTAATTTATATGCGCTAATTGTATCAGATTTTGCAGAAGTAAGTTTTTGATAATCAGTAAAAAAGTTAAGCCTATTAGCGCTTATATAGAGAGAATTGCTATAATTAAGTGCATGACCATAGAGTATAAAATTATTATCATGACTTGAAAGAATAGTAACTTCGTTTCTTAATTCTTCAAATAATCCTGAAGTTGAATAATATATATTGGTAAATTCAGGTATACCAGATACTGTTATAGTTTCTGTATAGTTAGTGGGTATGTCATCATTATAACCTGAAAGGGCGGCATACCCTTGTTCAGTATAGGACTCAACACTAGTAACTTCATCAAGCGGTGAATATATTCTATTTTGTAAATCTACATTTATAAATCTACTATCAACTTTATAGATGTTGCCGGTTGTACTCTTTTCTTCCGGGAACAACCACCCTTTTATAGTAAAGGAAGTATCTACAGCAATTCTAAATTTATCAGAATAAGTCGTATCAGTTGGTGTTGAATAGTTTAAATTGCCATCCCATAATACTTCGCTTCTAATCTCTTGATCATATGTAAATCCATAATCAGCAGGTACTTTCCATGATAAAATAATATATGGGTTATTATATGGTACAAAATTTGAAACAATCTGATCAACATCTTGCATATACCTCGCTAGTATTGACATATTAACCTCTAAATTTACCGGGACTGGCATTAAAAATTTTCCAGACATTTCTGGGTTTTGGATTTCTGTCCCTGGTAAATAAGAAGTCGCCACCTTGTTAAACACCCGACTCTCATCTCGAGATATACTAGTAAGGTTTATAGCAACTACCGGTAGAGTTAAGTTTTGCGCTTTATTAATAATGTCATACATTACACGTTGTTTTGGAGCAAACACATAGCGTACTTCCACATTTTGCTTTGCATTTCTATCTTTATTAAATCTGCTTATTACTACATCATCAAATGCAGCTACAAACTGTGTTAGTAGATTTTTAATTTCAAAATGAAATGCTCGATTCTTCATATTGTCTTATATATTTATTACAAAAACCTATCGATAAAATATTTTGGTAGTTTATGCCTGTTATTTACAACGCTTTCTACTATAGCCCCGTCTAATATATAGGTTACACAATAATCCTTTTTCGATCTTACACCCCGTCCACATGATTGAATTAACGAGCATAGCATTTTATTAA